AGAATATTACAGAATGTAAGGGAAAATCCTACAATATTTCCATAAACACCCCTCTCTATAGATGTTTTCTCTAGGATAGAAGTATTTTTAATTATTCTAAAATACAAGTTACCAAGTTACCAAGTTACAACCCTTATGAGACACCAAATAAAGGTAACTTAGAGGTAACTTATACATTTATAGAAGTTACCTTTTTTATATCTTCAAACATAACTTGCAATTTTTATAATCAATAATTATTGTATATTTTCTGGGGGAAAACATCTATTGTAGAGGCACATTATGAAAGAAAAGAAACAATATTCTCCATTGGTGGAAAGTCCCCTTGTACCAGAACCATTATCTGATTTTACTCAGGATCTTACAGGCCGCCAGCGGCGTTTTGTTTTGCTTTTGGTTCATAATGAAGGATTAAAAACAGCTACAGCGTGTGCATTAGCTGCTGGTTACTCACCAAAATCATCCAGGGTAAGAGCTTCATTGCTCCAAAATCCAAAACATTTTCCATTGGTAGCTAAAGCGATTGAGGCTGAACGTCGTGCAATGGTTGAACGTTACCGATGCACCGCCGAAAGAAGTTCCTCCGTTTTAGCTCGCATTAGGGATCAAGCGTCAGAATCAGGAAATTTTAATGCTGCCGTTGCTGCCGAAACCAGACGGGGCCAGATAGCTGGTTTATATATTGATAAAAAAGAAATATTAACAGGTACAATTGATTCCATGTCAAGAGAAGACGTTGAAGCCAAATTATTAGAGCTTAAACAACAATACAGCATAACAGCAGATTTTGAAGAATTAAAAGACATGAAACAAATAGATAAAAAAGGTTGATTATAAAATTAAATGGGACTATAAGAACTTAAACAATTTAGAAAGTTATATTATGTTTACAAAAAAAGAAGCGTGGGCTTTAGTTGGTGGTTTATCAAATCCTTCTAAAATGCCTGGTTATGGTTACGGCTTATCTGCTAGAGATTGTATTACAGGCAGTAAGCTGCGTAAGATTGCTAATAGTGTTTGCTCGGGTTGTTATGCGTTAAAGGGGCGTTATGTGTTTCCTAACGTTTATCAAGCTCACCAGAATAGATTAAAATCAATTGAAAAAAAGTTATGGGTTGAGGCTATGGCTTTTCTAATTAATTGGAATAAAAATAAAACACAGTTTTTTCGTTGGCACGATAGCGGAGATTTACAAAGCGTTGACCATTTAAAAAAGATTGTGGAAGTTTGTAATAAAACTAAAGACGTAAGTCATTGGTTACCTACAAGGGAAGTTAGAATTGTAAAAGAGTATAAAGAGAAGTACGGGGAATTTCCTTTTAATTTAGTTGTGAGAATTTCAGCAACAATGATTAATGGAGTACCTCATAAATTTCATAAACACTCTTCAACAGTTGTAACGGATCAGCAGTTGGCAGAAAATCATTTATGCCAGGCGTATAAACAAGATAATGAATGCAAAGATTGTCGGGCTTGTTGGGAGCCTCGAATATCTGATGTAGCATATTTAAAACATTAGGAGGAAGTAATGACTGATAAAGAAATAATAAAAAAAATAAGAGAGATGCTTGAAACAAATACTCGGGTTAATTGGGGACATGCTGATTATACACCCGAGGAAGAATTTCAAAACATGTTAGATGAACTTGATAAAATGTTGGACGAGCAAAAAACAAGTGAATATAATCAAGGCTGGAACGACGCTTTAAAAAAAGCGCAGAAAATTTTAGGGGAAAAAACAAATGATTGACAAATTCTGGGAAAGGGTGAAACATTTACAACAGGCTTATGATAATTCAAATAATGATACTGTTAAGCAATTGTATAAAATTAAACTATTAAACTATATGCTACGATTAGAAGAGCATGAAAAAAGAGAGGTGAACTTATGATAAAAGTAATATTATTAATTATTTTAATTTTTATGTTGGCTCATTGGAAGCTGACACTTTTAGGAGTTTTAGGAATATATTATTTTGGTTAAAAAACCAGAATCAAAACTATGGCACAAATTAAGAGATAATCTCCCCAGGGTTCAGTGGACTAGATTTGAAAACTGGGCTGTGCCTGGTGTTCCCGATGTTCACGGAATAGACAACGGGATTGATATTTTTATCGAATTAAAGATAACAAAAAATAATAAGATCAATCTATCGCCTTTTCAAATATCCTGGAATTATAAGCATAGTTTAAAAGGCGGAAGAAACTTTATTATGGCCGAGCATATCGGCCTTAGAGCACTCTGTGTATTCCCAGGTTCCATTGTCCATTCCATTGGTTCCATTGGCCTAGACGCTAGACCAATATATCAATGGGACACACCCCTGGCCCGGGGCTCCTGGCGGGAGATCCACGAGCTGCTTTTCCATTCTCCATTGCCCAAGCCTGAAGCCAAATAATCAGTAATAACATGGGAGCGGGTCATCCTTCCAGGCAGCTGGCGCGCAGCTGTTCTCCATCTCCATTGAAACAAGGTTGAGGCTAGAAGCCAAGTATTTAGTATACCCTTCCCGCGGGCCCGGCCAGGAGCTGCGTGGCAGGATCTCCATCTCCATTCCATTGGCAGAAATCAGCCGTTTCCTAGTATAGTATAGATGGGGTGTACCTGCTGGGGTGCGTTCCTCCGCTGCGAAAGATCGGGAAGATGGCAGAAGTCTGGGCTTTTTTTCACAGGGGGTACCTGATTCAGCTGCGCGCAGCTCACCAGGAACTCCTGGATCTCCATCTCCATTGCCGTGATTCGTGAGGCGTGGTCTATAGTATAGTAATGATGGACCCTGACGCAGGGCTCGCTGGCAGCAAAAAAAGTTCTTTAAGCTCTTGACTATAAGATAGAATGGGACTATATATCTATATACGGCAGGCACGCCGCCACGGTGATCCCGTTTGAAATTTCGGGAAGTAATCAAAGGTTCCCAAGTTGCGTGCACTTAATGGCTGGTGGGTTAATCCTTTGATAGTCTAGACCCCCACCAGTCACTATGGCAACCAGCCCCGTTGGGGCTCGCACAGGACGGGGGCTTTTAAGCATCTGGCGAGCTGCCTTTAATAACAGGAGGACGACATGACTACATCAACTGCATTAGATTGTAACCAGCGCAAGCATAAGAACTTAATGGACAGGGAGCACCAGCTGCGGGACGGCGAACTGGAAGCGCTCTGCTTTGACTATGTCAAGCCCCATTCCTTCGAGGGCCAGGTGGAAGGTTATTGGCGTATGCAGTTTAGCTGGGGCGGGCCCAGCGACGAGCTGCGCGGCTACGTGAACGAAAACCGTGAGCTACATCGCCTGGAGTACTGGTACATAGATTGGTTCGACGGCAGTGAAGTGATCCTGGACCCGAGCTGTAACGCAGGGTTGTGGAATCATATGCAGACGGGAATCCATTGTTCAACACTATAGTTTTAATAGCGGCTATAGTAGGTATTCACCACCCAGGTGCAGGAGCTGCTGTCCTGGTCCTGGCGTTGTTGGTCGTCTGATCTCCATCTCTCCATCTCCATCAGGGCTCACTGTAGAGTAGTAGTATAATATAAGGGATGGACCCACGGGCCCGTTGAGGCACGGAAGTCTCGGTGGAAAAATTAAAAAATAAAAGCTATTGACTTCTAATAAAATGGGACTATATTAATAATTAGAAATATAGAAAATCATAACAAGGAGAAAATATGCCAAAGTCTATATTAGAAGTCGTAGAAAAAGCTCATAGTTCAAAGAACCAAATGAGTAAAAAGACTAAAATGCAAATTGTTGATGCCTATGGGAGAGCATCTTTAATGAAAAAGATATTAGAGGATTTTCTAAAAGTGAATAGAAGTCTGATGATTGACTTGGGAGAAAGTGAAAATGTTAATCTTATTCATGGCAAAGATTACTCAATTCAAATTGCTCAAAAAGTTAGTGCGAAGTTAGATCATGCACTTATCAAAGAAAAGTTGGGCGAAGTGGAATACCACAAATGCAAAGTTCCTAGCTTATATAAAACAGTTCAAGCGATATCGTTGTCGGACAAAGTTATGGCGAAGCAACGGAAAGATATGTCGATTGACAGTATCGTAGATTTCAAGATTGCTATGTAGTTTCGTATAATGCCTACATATTAATTGAACAAAGGGCGACAAGATCGCCCTTTTTTAATGTCCATTCCCCATTGCTCCATTCCCCGTATTGCTAAGGTATAATAAATAATAATACAGCTGCCGACGGACCGGTCCCTGGGGTTCTGCCGACCTGTTGTTCAAAAAGAATAAATAAAAAAGAATAAATAAAAAAGAATAAAATAGTGTTGACTATAAAATAGAATGGGAGTAAAAAGAATATAGAAAGGAAAAATCAAAATGCCAAATAATGATGATGACTTATCGAGACGACTTGCTCAAGTAGAGCAACAGTTTGGTCTAGTGCCTCGCAACAATACTGATGTTGCAGTTGACCAAGACCAACCTATCCAAGCACAACACACTGACAATATTAATTGGAAAGCTTTGTACAAAGTTTTAGAAAGTGAAGTTGAAACAATCGTACTTGATCCTAACTGTCCACAATATGTACGAGATTGGGGTAGCAGGATCATGCAACGATTAGCTCAATTTATTCCTAGACGATAACAGTTCCCTCGAGGATTGGCAAAAGGGCGAATTATATTCGCCCTTTTTTTATGCTAGAAATTCCCAGCCTGAACGCCTGGAATCAGTTGGTGACTCTGTCCATCACCTCAACCACTACCCTTAGGTACTTACAAACCTCAACATACAACATCTGGTGTTTTCGTTACCCCCACCCCCACCATTTGAGGCGGTGTTGTTTTAGGATCAAGCTAAAGGTAGAGTTTTACACAAACATAGACTATGATATAACTTTTTTATGATTTCACGGGAAATACCAACCGACTTATTAAAATATGAATTAAGAAAATTACAAATAAAAATGTCAGAGGAGTCCCGTTCCTCCTACTTAACTTTTGTAAAAAAAGTTTGGCCAGACTTTGTGGGAGGTAATCATCATAAAATTTATGCACAAAAATTAGAAGACGTTTCACGTGGAAAGCTAAAACGTTTAATTATCAATATGCCACCTCGTCATACAAAGTCAGAGTTTGCTTCACATTTATTTCCAGCGTGGATGATGGGCCGTAATCCAAAATTAAAAATTATTCAGACGACACACACGGCAGAATTATCATATAACTTTGGTAGGAAAGTGAGGAACCTTTTTGATCAACAAGAATTTAAAGAAGTTTTTCCTAATGTCAGCTTATCTCAAGACTCGAAAGCGGCAGGGCGTTTCACAACTAACAAAGGTGGAGAGTATTTTGCTGCTGGTGTGGGTGGTGCTATTACTGGTCGTGGTGCTGATCTCCTTATTATCGACGATCCTCACTCGGAGCAAGATGCTCTAAGCCAAACGGCGCTGGATAATGCCTATGAATGGTATACCTCAGGACCGAGGCAAAGGCTTCAACCTGGCGGTGCTATTGTTATAGTGATGACAAGGTGGTCCGTGAAGGATCTTACAGGAAAATTATTAGCAGCTCAAACAAACGAAAACGCCGATCAGTGGGACGTGGTCGAGTTTCCAGCCGTCTTGAATGACAAACCGATGTGGCCTGAATTCTGGAATATTAATGAATTGAATGGTGTGAAAGCCTCCTTGTCCGAACAAAAATGGCAAGCGCAATGGCAACAGGCGCCAACGTCTGAAGAAGGATCCATCATTAAAAGAGAATGGTGGAAAGTTTGGCCAAAAGAAGAAATACCTGATTTAACGCACGTGATACAAAGTTATGACACAGCGTTCAGTAAAAAAGAGACAGCGGATTTTAGTGCGATTACCACGTGGGGTGTCTTTAAGCCCGTGGAGCACGGACCGTTTAACATTATTCTTTTAGCCATGCGTAAAGGTAGGTGGGACTTTCCTGATTTAAAAAAGATTGCTCTGGAACATTGTACCTACTGGGAACCCGAAACAATCTTGATTGAAGCCAAAGCTTCTGGTATGCCCTTAACACAGGAGCTACGTCAATTGGGAATTCCCGTAGTAACTTATACGCCTAGTAAGGGCAACGATAAGCACGTTCGTGTCAACTCCGTAGCTCCTCTTTTCGAGGCGGGCCAAGTATGGTGTACCGAGGATAGGTGGGCCGAAGAAGTGATTGAAGAATGCGCCGCTTTCCCTTATGGTGAGCATGACGATTTAGTGGACTCGACAACGCAAGCGTTGCTACGATTCAGGCAGGGTAATTTTATCCAGTTAGAATCCGACTATAAGGATACTCTTATAGGATATATGGAACCAAGGGAATTTTACTAATGGCTGATTACGACGATATTTTTGATATAGATAATATGACATCAGGTGTCATAGACAAGGACGGCGTCCTTGATATTCAATTGCCTCCCAGTAAAGATGTAGTGCCAATGGAAAATGTTCTTGGTGGGGCGTCGGTAGCAGAGCATATAAAAGATACTCTTAAAAATTATCCAGAAGATATAGATGTAGCTGATCCACTAGGATTAATGCCGTGGAGAACGAAAGAGCAACAAGAAGCCTCCACTGTACCCCTCGATGAGGCATATAAAGTAGGCGCAGATTTTTTTTATAAAATAGGAAATCAATTTCCTGAGTACGTCGATAATAATAAATATATGCAGTTATCAAATACTATGCGAGGTTTGTCAGCGGGAGCAAAACTAATGTGGAAAGATGTTCACCAGATATTTGGTAAAATGGAAATGGGCCAGGATATCACGGCTATGGAAGGGGCGACGGCACTCTTTAGTTTAGCCGATGTTTCTATAGCGGGGGCTCCTCTAAAAAGAGCTCCTCAAGTATTTGAAAAAGTTGTAGGCTGGTTAGGAAAACTAGGTGTAAAAGAAAACGCTCCAGGAAAAGCCTTAAACATAATATCAAAAAATCCCAATCAGATTGATGAGTATTTAAGTGCAACAAATATAGAAGATCTATCCGACGAGGCGTATGATAAATTAAATATGAGTGCCGCCGTACCACCAAGAAAGACCACTGCTAAAGCTGTTGATGAGGTAACGGTAACAGATGATGTAATGGAACAAGGGGATGATTTTATAGATGACCTGGAATTAAATATACGACAAACAAAAACACCTATTGATCCAACAGCACCAAAAGAAACACCTGATCCATATTTAGCACCAGAACGAAATATAAGAACAACCACCTATAAAGATGCGAAGAAAAAAAGAAAAAAAATTGATAGTGTTAAAGAGATAGAAGAATTTACGACCTACAAAGACTTGCCAAGCAATACTTTTTTAGGGCAATCAATTAATCCTGAAAGATTAAAAGTAGTAAGAAAATATGCAAAAATTATAAATAGTAATGATCCAGCAAAAATTAGCGCTTTGTATCTAAAAGTGTCTGATATTCAAAGGCAAGCACTTCGTGCTGCCGCACTAAAACAACAATTAATAACCAACCAGCAAATACAGACTGCGGACAGGTTATTTCGTCAAACAGCGACAAAACCTATATTAAGAAATGATGATTTAATTATTAGAGCAGGGAACCAATTTGAGAAATGGAAAGCAGGAGAACTTCCAGGTGTTACTACCAAAGGAACAACAAAAAGTTCTATGGGAGCACGAGAGTTTATACGAATGCTTAAAGATGATCCTGAACTTGATAAATTGATAGGAGAGGAGTTTGCTATCCCCCCAGGAACCTATGAAGGTCCAAAAAAGTTAAAAAATCTAACAAACGAAGAACGTTGGTTGCAAAATAGAATATATAAACTTGATCCTATTCTATATGGATTAAAAGAACAAACAGATAAATTTCCTTTTGTAAAACCACGAGCACTGCGAATATCGAGTGAAATAAAACAAACAAAAAGACCTTTTCAAAAGGCTGTTAGAGAATCTATTGAAATTTCTCGTCTTGAGGCTAACAACCAGTTAAAAAAGGCTGTTCAAGAAAAAGGAGGAGATTTATTAGAAAAATCTAAGTGGGCAACTAAATCCAAAGACTGGATAAATAAAGGAGCGGAAAGAATTGCAGAGATGGGAGCTAGTCCTACCCAAATTACTAATCAGTTAAAAAAAATAGATATGGATAAATTATCCGATCTTATTGTGCAACGAGAGAAATTTAATATTGAACGCCAATTTTACAATGAAGAACTAGCCGATGTTTCCACGATGTTTGGAGACGGGGAACTACCTTTTGATGCTGTTCAAATAGGCCATTTTGAAGCCGTAGAAGAAAATATTAAAAGAGCAATGGATATTGATAATTTATTTTTGCAAGGGTGGAAAGCAAATAGAGCGGAACAAGATATAAGACTACAAGTTAAACAGCTAAGAAAAATATTTAGAGAAGCTAAAACAGGTGATGAGAAAAGAGATGCAATTACAAAGTTAATGGATATTGATAAACAACTTGCTGACTCAGGATCTATCAGTAAAATAGGAGGACAAGATTTTGGTGCGTGGCCAGATGAAGATTTTTTAGCAGTAGGTGAAGATGTTATGGATGAAATGAGTTTTGCTAGAGGGGGTGTGGTAGAAGATGAAATGTTCGAAGAGCAGGTGTCCGAGAACCGTGGCACACCGACCATTGACATGACAGAAGAATCTATCTTTGATGATGACGCTAGTTATGAAACAGCCAACTTAATTCTTCCTTTCTTTAAATTATTTGGCAAAGCCCCTGTAAATACATATGCCCCTCTTCCTATTCCTAAATCGGAATTAGACGAAGTAAGTAAGCTTACACCTAAACCAGATGGAACTCTTAGACCTAAACAACAAAGTTTAAAAAAGATACAAGAAGCAGAAGACGATATATTTGATCCAACTCCTGATACTCCAATTGAAGTGGCGGATCCCACTAAACAAATACAAGCAGATATTGCGATTACTCCTTATACTAATAAACCTTCCACAAGTGTTTTTTATTCGGATATTGAAAGAGCTTTATCAAGGCCTGATGCACCTAAACAATTTTCTTCGAAAGAAGAGGTATTGGACTTTTTTCAAAAGAATAATATTAAAGGATCAGAACAAACGGATTATCGTATTCCTAATATTTTACAGTTATTTCCTGATAATACCCCTATTCCAACAAGTCAATTAATTGCTCAAGTAAGACAAGCTCCTATTGCAGGTATTCGTGTGCATGGAACAGGAATGAATTCAGAATTAGTTAATCCTCAAGGATTTGTGAGAGCAGGACATGATCATTATTATGAACCAGGGAGTTTACCTAACACTTATAGGGAACGTGTTCTTATGATACCTAAAAAGAATTTACCTGGCGATACAGGGAAACTACCTGAGCGATTTAGTGGCGAAGGAGCCGCCGCCCCAGCACATGATTTTGGTCAAGGAAATGACAATTACGTGATCGGTTGGTCGAGGCTGACGGACCGTATGGGATTTATTCCACCAAAAATAGCATCTCCTCAGACTTCCAAAAGTGCTATTACAAAAATGAAAAAAAATATCAACAAACTACAAGCGCAACAATCAGGATTATTTGCGGAAGCTCAAAGTAAAATACAACGATTAGGCTTTCAAAAAGGTTTTAATCAAGCAGACATAGATGAGCTTCTTATTGACTCAATAGAAGATGTTGTAAAATATAAAAATCAACTAGATGAAATAAGTCCAGGCATGGTAGATCAAATGGATGAATTAAGTGGATCTATTAATAAACTAAAGACCGATATAGCCAAAGCGGAGACACCGAGTGCCGAGGGATTTGTGCGTGTGACCTTTGCAGATGAAATACAATCTGATTTGTTACAAGAAGCCGCTCTTAGAAAACAGTATTTAGGCCAAAGTTTAAAAAAACTTATGGACGAAGGAAAAACGGTAACGGATATTAGAGAATATGACAGCTTAAATAAAAAATTAATGCAGTTTTATGAAGAAAATAAATCGGTGTTTAGACCACAAACAAAAACAGCTGCCGAAGTGGATGTACTACGCACTCAACTTACACAAATGGATGAGAAGGTTGATAATATCATAAACAAATACATTGCCACACGAGAGATAAGTGAGAAAGAACTGAAGGAATTAGGCACGATGTTAGAGGATAATATGAGTGATATGCTTGATTCAATCTCCACTCTTGATGAGAGCACTATGAATAAATTATTCCCTGATATACCTTTTAAGAACAGAGACGAATGGGGAGATGCAGTCATTAAAAAAGATTTATACGAAGCAGCTTACCGTAAATTTGTTTTAAAAGATCCAGACGCCGCTGATTACTATGCAGTATCGCCTTCCGATCTTGTAAAGAAAAGATATAGTTTTTCAGGGGGAACGGATACGCCAACCGCACAACGGATAGCAGAGAAAAATCGTCAAATGGAAGAGTTTTTGAACAGTGGAGAAGTAGCCGACTCTAAATTAAAAGGCGTCGGGATGGATGAATTTTATGGTGGCCCTAATGTTAAAGCTACTAAAAAATTTTATGTATATGATGAATCAAAACCTATTAAGGAAAAAGTGCTCAATGATATGGGAAAACCTGTAATGGGGAAAGATGGAAAACC